ACCGCCAGCAGGTATCGGATCGGCATATTCCAGTTCTGTCCAAATTCCTGGCTGAATCCAAGATTTATCGCTGGCCACCCATAAATTACACGATGCCCTTAAGAAACTTATGCGGTCAGGATTTTCGGATTCTGCTGCAATCGTTTTCATGTCTAATGTCGTGCCCAATGCAGGATTTGCGTATGGCCAAGCCTGTGGATTCATTGGTGATAAGTCTGGTGGCGGTGACCATTCCGCAAAATAAAGTGTTGACGGTTCATGTTTGTCGATTTGTCGCAATCCTTGTTCACGCCAACGCAACATTGCGGTCGATGCTTCTGTTCCAGCGGTAGACCACATAGACAACAATGGTGATCGTTGTGCGCGTTGCGCTGGCAAAAGTCCACCGTCCACGACTTCGCGGTTGATGTCCCAGCACTCATCAGCCACGATCAGGCTGGCTGACATGCCGTGACCGACCGAATTGTTTGCGGCGCGAATAAACCAACGCGACCCATCAGGCATGGTCACACTATTACGCCCATAACTAGACATAAGTTTCGCGTTAAAATGTTTTTGCAAAATCGGTGCTAAATAGTCATACAACATGACCGCCAAATCAAGCCTGTGTGCCGTTGACAAAACCGTTTGCGGTTTATCACGCACACTCGACATTGAAGTCAACCACCAACCAACCAACGCAGCCAACGCAACAGTTTTACCATTCTGCCGCGCAGTCGAAACCAAAGAATAACGATGAACCAAATCACCATCATCACCAAACGCCAACTGACCATCTAAAACGCGCTTCTGCCAATCCATCAAATCCATATTCAGGTATTGGGCAGACCAATTAGCCACCTCAGAACCGAACGATCCAGCGTGATCCGCCACCATCGTTTCCAATCGCGGCTGCGCATGGCCAGTTAGCGCCAGTTCAGGCTGGTCATTTGCGATAGAGAAGGATTGGGTCGGGGACAATTCGGTTCGCGTATAAAAAAACGGTTTTGATTTTTGTATTTCAATTCCGTTATCGCGTAAGGCTTCGGCGCGTGCATGGCTTTTTGTTACAGCCTTTGCGCTTGAATATAAATGTGCGCGTGTGTTGTTACATTTGGCGCATGATGGCACCAGGTTTTCTAGTTCGTGTCCGCCGCCTCTGTCTACTTCGATTAGGTGATCTGCTTGTGTGGCTGGTTGTGTTCCACACCAATGGCATAGTGGATTGCCTCGAAGTACCACCTGCCTATTTTTTAGGTAGCGCCCGTCTTTGTGCGCAAGACTCATAATGCGCTAGCGCGCGCTGTCGCGCTTGCTCTCGGTTTGTTTACGCTGGCCATGTTGTCAACTTTATGTTTGTGGTTTGTTTTTGGTATGTCAATTTTTGTTGTTGTGATGTAAGCCTAATGCGAAATGCCCCCCGTGCTTTTGCCTCTTAGCACACCCATATCTGTAACACATTTGCCTGACTTGTGCTTGCGCACGCGTCATCTACCCTCGTTTCCGAGTGTCACCAACTGCGCTGCAAAACGCTTAGGTCTGTATGCCAGTTATTTAGTTTTTTGGTTCAGTTAATTTCAATGCGTCAATTACTTTAGAAATGTCGTGTTTAGTTAGATCACCTGTTGTGTTTATTTCGCGACCCAAAGTAGCAGAACAAAATGTTTTTAGATCGTCACCTTTAAGACCTTGACCATTTGCTAGCGCACGCATCATGCCCATCTGCTTAGGTGTCGGATATTCGCGTGGTCTTTCCTCAGGGAACGGCACTTCGACATCATGTAATTGCACAACTGGCGCTATTGGTTGGCGTGACTGTGCGGCCATAACTTCATCACGCGATGCAAGCGACTTGTTAGCGCCAATGCCTGCGTAAGCCAACGCACGGCCAACCGCTGATGTGTATCCAACTTCTGATTCACTGAATTTTGTGTATGGTGTGCGGCCTGGATATATTTCGCATGCTGACGCGATTACTGGAATTGGGTCGTCAGGATTGCGCCAAATTGTGACTGTGCATCGAATAAAACACGATTTGTCAGGCATTTCAATGACTTCGCGCGTTGTTTCCTGTATCCGCATTTCGGGCCAGCGTTCAAACGCTATTTTTAGCCGTGTCGCAACATCGACATAGTTATCCATGAAATTTTGTGTCATGCCAACACCAGCCGTTCACGCAACGATTTCATGTCATGCAAATCGAATTGTGGAATCCACCAAGATTCGCGTTTACATGCAGGCATCTTGCCATCGTTAGGTGAACGCCAATATTTATCCAAACGGCAATCAACAGCGTCACGCCAACCATTCAACAACACCGTTTGTTCACCAATGTCACAGACAGTTGACACAAATGGCGCTGTCTGATTATTGTGCGCATTTAAAATTAGATGACCTGCGCGGTACAGCGTGCCCTTAACTTCGATGCCGTTAGACAAATCGGGTCGATCTTTCTGATATTCAAATGGGTATGTGTACGGAACACCAAAATGTTTATGTACAGCCAATTCAGACATGACACCAACCAAAGTTTTAAATGGTGTTTCAGGTGATGCCGTTAAATCGGTGCGCTGCTGATATTTGATCGCGCTTTCATCGCGCGATTTAGCACAGGCCCGACATGCAACCATTTCGTCATCGGTTAATTCAATTAGATATTTGCTAATTGGCACGATGCACCTGGTTTTCTAAACGCTGAATTTCTGCTGATTGATAATTGTTGCGTTCCTGCAAAGATCGAATGTCACGATCACGCGCGGCCAATGCTTCGCGCAGATCGGTGATAATGCTGCATAAATATTTGATTTCAATGCGCGCCTGGTTGCATGTATCAATCAAATCTGAATCGTCTAATGCGTTTGAATCGTCAATGATCCATTGCAATTTTCTTAATGTGCTGCGTGCTGCCAATTCGTGCGGTTGCACTAACGGCACTTTTTGACTTGTGATGTCTTGCATCACTTGCATTAGTGCTTTGAACTGTGCGTCAGTTCTTGGGTCGATGTTCTCGGTCATCTTTAGCCTTTCGTTTGTTGGTGACTGACATTATCAGGTAGGTGTACGCAGTTAGTAGCGTTGCCAAAAACAAGTGTTTTAAAGTGACCATGCGCGCCAGCCTTCGCTGTATCGATAAATGGCCAACGCTGAACGCATGTTGTGTTCTAAATCAAATAGATCGTCGCATGTTTTAATTAGGCCGTATGCCTGCAAATATCCGTTTGGCCAGTAACGCGATGGTTTGCACCAAAATTGATTGATTTGCATAACACCGTTTGATCCACCATTTGGGTCGGTTGCGTTGAACGCGTTAGGTTGGCATCGTGATTCACGATAAGCGACTGCGACAACTGTTGCTAGTTCATGTTCAGGGAATCCGACATGTTTAGCCATGTCAAACACCGCGCCACACGCGTCAGGTTGCGTTATAGGCGTAGTTTGAACGGTTGTGGTAGGTAATGGTGCAGGCTGTTCTAGACCCTGCCAAACCGTGATCGGCGCTGGTTGCATTTCTTGTGCAGTTGGCGCTGGCGGTTTTGCCAACATAAATATTGACATGGCGCTAATGAATAGCGATATGGCTGTTTTGGTAATGAGTGTCATGTAGACCTACTTTCTCGGTAGGTCAACCAGCCTAGACAGATTGCGGTGCGGCTTTCGGTGATGGGCCAAAAACCGCGCTAAATGCCTGTTTTACAGCCTCAGGATCGTGCGCTAAACGCGGTTCTATTTCGACATGCCACCAGTCGCCAGTCTCAAATTTGCCTGCTTGCCATGTGCCACGATCACATTTCCAACTGCGTGTCAACGCGTAATCGATCACAAGTTGAATGCCTAGCGTGTCAGCGTTTTCTAGCAATTTGTTTATGTATGCCAACGATATTTTGCGGCCGTCTTGCCGTCCGCGATTGTGTTGTGCTTGCCATCTGTAAGACAAATCTGTTGCGAGACCGCGTGCATGATTGCTAATAATTCCTGGCTTGCCGCGCACATCACGATTGACAAATGTGCCGTTGTTCCATAACGATCCGTCAGAATGTTTGCAACATAATTCGACCCATTTGTTCATGCCAGCCAGCGCCGATTTAACAACTGGCTGTTGTGTAATTATGTAATCGCGATTAGCCATTGTTATTTAGTAGGTTTTTTTATGCCGTTAGACGCAACAATGCCCGACAATGTGCCAGTTAAAAACACAACGATAGTTGACATTAAGTCAATGAAGGCCGCGTCATTGGGGGCCTGTTTTTCAGGTTGCGACACAAAAAGGAGTCCGTAGGTCATGCCTAAAACTATGGTGCTAAAAACTATTGCTAGTAGTACGCCAACGGTGACGATCATGCGTGCGTGCAGTTCGTCAGCGGTGTATCTGTGTCGAGTCATGGTGTCATGCCACATCGATCAGGCACATTGCAATTATCTAGCGTCATGTTTTTAACGCGCGATTTAACTGTAAGTGTGTTGTCGCGTGTAGTTTCGCAAGCAGTCAACATAAGTATTAACGCAAACAACTTGTATCGCATTGCATTATTGTTCGTCGTCAGGCTCAATTGTTGGTGGCAATACAAATTCGCCGTATTCGCCTGCGTTTGCATCAAACAAAAAATCAAAACCTGCGTAAAGACCGCGAAAATTTGCGTGATAACTGGTCTGTAGCC